TATAACACATGGGCAGACCCGGAACCTCAAATGCTAAACTTGACTATGTGTGATTCAAAATATGGATTATTTGCTGTGGGAGATGTTATAAGAGGAATCAATTATGGGGGTTTAGGTAAAATAACAGAAATAATATCCTCCGAAGCTTCTTCAATAGTTTCTACTGCTTTATATACAATAACGGATGATATTGGAGGAACACAAAGAAGATATCTTGAAAAAAATATGAATGAACTGGGGCGTTATCAGGATATGGTAGTAGAACTAAAACCTATTCCCACTAAAGAGGCAAATGGAGTGGAAAGTTGGACTCCACAAGATAGTGTTCGTGAACAAGAAATTAAAGGATATGTGGGAGAAGGAGAAGAAAAACAGCCAAATTATATGACTAAGGGCGCGGATACTTTTCAGCTGAAGGGGAATGATGAGAGCGACAATCAGACCGTTAAAGCGAATTTAAGAAAATATCCAAAATATGGTACAGTATCTATGCAAAAATTAGCTAAGCCAATAGAAGCTGTACCACCAAATTTTCACAGTATTCAAGTAGGTCAAATTGTTCCAATGTGGAATGAATTTTTTGAGTATATAGAAGGGTTTATAATAAGTATAAAAGGATATACTGCTACAGCAGGTAAATTTATTCAAGATATTATTGATACACTTGAGGAAATGATACATGATTTAGAAGAGATGATTAAGACTATTGAGAAATTTTTAAAATTCTTTGAAGTAGATTTATCTGGAGCTGGAATATATGCTCTTCATATTCCAAGCCAGAACAAGGGTACAAATGGATTAGCTCAACTCCTTCAGACTTCATCCGGATTACCTCCGAATTTAGGTTACGCAGCAGGTATTTTATTTGTAGGAGTTGAAATTGGAGGACTGAATGCTATTGATAAGTTGGCACCGTTGTTAATGGGAGCAGATGATGACCAAACAGGACGTATTACAATTTAACTAAATAATACAGAGGTAAATATGGCCACAACACACGGAAAAGATTACGTAGATTTTGATATGGACATGGGAAGTCATCCTGCACACGGAGATTTAGAACAAGTTAAAAAAAATAATGTTATCAATAGGTCAATTAATAATTTAATGAAAACAAATCCGTATGAAAGATTATTTCAACCTGATATACAAGGAGGAATATCTAATCTTTTATTTGAAAATTTTGGACCCTTAACAGATTCTAGACTAGCGGCTGCGGTAGAACATGCAATTGAAACATATGAACCTAGAGCAATTGTACAAAAAGTAGATGTTATTCGTTTAGAAGAAGATAATGCATATCAAATTTATATAGAATATCAACCAGACAATAGTGCGGACACGACATCAACTGAAGTCTATTTGGAAAGGACATAGGACGACATGGCCAGTACAGAAGGAAAGCTTAATGTATCGGAATTAGATTTTACTCAGATTAAGGAAAATCTTATAGGTTTTTTACAGAATCAAGATGAATTTGTTGGTTATAATTTTAGAGGATCATCCTTTGATGTTCTTTTAGATGTACTAGCATATAATACACATTATAATGCGTATTATGCCAATATGGTAGCAAATGAAATGTTTTTAGATTCTGCTACACTTAGAAATTCAGTAGTTGCTAAAGCAAAACATTTAGGATATTTACCACGTTCAGCAAAAGGATCAAAAGCGGTGGTAGACCTTACGATTACTCCAACGGGCGCTCCTGCGGTTATAACTATTCCAAGATTTACACAATTTCAAGGAGATGTGGATGGTATTAATTATATTTGGTGCACCGCTAATTCACATGCTCTTAATATTAATGCTAATCTTATCTATACCGTATCTAATGTTGAATTAACTCAAGGAATACCTATTTCATATAGATACACAGCAGAAACTGCTGATGTAGACCAAAGATATCTTCTTCCAAATGCAAATATCGATACAGACACGTTAACGGTAACTGTACAAACTTCTAAAACTGAATCGGCATCTTTTGCATATGATTTAGCAAATGATATTACTACTGTTAATTCTACTTCCAGACATTATTTTTTAGATGAAGTGGACGAGGGATTATATGAAGTACAATTTGGAGATGGAATATTAGGAAAAGAAGTATCAAACGGAAATATTATCACATTAGCAGGGTTAGTAACAGACACAGATGCTACTAATGGATGTAAAAATTTTACTACTGTAGCTGATGTTGGTGGATATTCAAATGTTAAAATAGTTACTGTTGATGCAGCTGGAGGAGGAGCTGGTTCAGCTGATATACAAGAAATTAAATTTAATGCTCCTAAAAGTTTTGATGCACAGAATAGATGTGTTACAGTTTATGATTATATAAGTTTAGTTAAAAGGGATTATCCTGCCGCACAATCTGTAGTAGCTTGGGGAGGAGAAGATAGCGATCCACCCATTTATGGAAAAGTATATGTTGCAATTAAACCAAGACAAGGGAATGTTTTATCTACAGCAGCAAAAGCTCGTATTGAAAAGGCAATATTATCTAAACGAAATGTTGTTGGTGTAACTTCTGTAGTTGTTGATCCAGATTATATGTACTTAGGAGTTGACACTACGGCAAAATATGATTCTGCTTTAACATCAAATAGTGAAGCATCCCTTAAAGCTACTATAACATCTACAATTAAAGCGTTTGGTGGTATTAATTTAAAAGATTTTGATAAAGCATTTCGATATTCGAATTTAGTTAGATTAATAGACCAATCAGAAATTTCTATTGCAAGTAATCAAACTGCTATAACATTAAAAAGATATCTTTATCCTGCAATAGGCCTCACTGCGGCATATACTTTAAAATTTTCTAATGAAATATATCATCCTTCTAATACTTTCTGGGGGTCTATAACAAGTAGTAAATTTACATATCGTGACAATGCAAATACTGTATGGGAAGATTGTAGATTCCAAGATGAAAATGGTTATATTCAAGTATATAGAAAATTCGGATTAGAAAGAATTCTTGTTGCAAATAATGTAGGAACGGTTACTTATTCAGTTGGTCAAGTAAATCTTACTGGATTTTTACCGGAAGCTATAGGTACTGTCATCACTGGAAATACCGAACCTATGACTGTTTCTATTGTTCCCGCCTCATCAGATATTAAACCGGTACGGGAACAAATTCTATTAATGGAAGATAATGATATTAATGTTACCATGTTAGATGATTCTCCTTCCGGAACATATATTTCTGGAGTACATAGTACTGTAGATGGTTCCACCCTCCGTACTGGATATGAGACAAAATAAATGGCTTATGAGAAAAAAATAAAAGAACGGCAAGATGTCTCATCATTAATAGAAACTCTTGTTCCTGAATTTATAACTGCTGATCATCCGAAGATGAAAATCTTCATTGAGAAGTATTATGAATTTATGGAATCCCATCAGGTTTATTTTGAAGGGATTGCTTTTAATGAATATAAACTTGTACAAGAAGGTGAGGATGACGCCTCAATAGAGCCAGATTACTGGATTTTTGAAGATGAAATAAATAATGAATTGATGCCAGATGGCGATAAGAATGAACATTTTGATCCGCGTGTTCTAGAGGGTGCAATAGTAAATCATCGTATCCAATTAGAAACAGAACGTGATACTACAAAAGATGATGAATTATCATTTATAATAGGTGAAACTGTTTACGGTAATACTACTGACGCAGAAGCAGTTGTTACTGGTATAAATGGAAGAACTACTGCATATTTAAAACCCACCACTAATACCAATTTCATATATGGCGAAGAACTTACGGGGGTAACCTCTCGTGCTTGGACAACCTTTGCAAATGGTGTTCTAGCAGGAGTTTTCCCTGATGGTTCTGTAGAAGGTTTTCGAACAAGAGGGCCAATTGCTGCTACAAAAGAATTAAGTGAATTCGCGGATATTGATAGAACAGTTGAAGGTCTAATTGATGATTCTTGGAAACCAGAATTTTATACTCATGTTCCTAAGCAAGCAGCAACAGATCGAAGAATGCTTCTTAAACAAATGAAAGAAGTGTATCGGTCGAAAGGTGGGGAGGCATCTTACGACTGGTTATTTAGAGCAATCTTTGCATCACAGGAAGTAGATTATTACTATCCTAAAGATGATATGATGAGATTGTCAGACGGTAAATGGACAAAAGATAAAACAGTTAAAATTTTAACAGATACCGCAAATAACATTGGCATATTTGAAGGAAGAGAAATTAGAGGACATTCGTCTAATGCAACAGCTATAGTAGAAAAAACTATTACTAAAATGGTTGGTGCGGTTCAAGTTACTGAATTGTTCTTGTCGAAAATCACTAAGGGTGTAGGTAGAGATGGAACTTTAGGATACTTTTCAAAACATGAAAGAGTTGAAAGTTCACCTGATGCTAATAATGAAGTAGGACTTGGTGACTGTACAGGTATTATTTCAGATGTTACTATTGAATATGGAGGAAGTAATTATGTAGTAGGAGATGTAGTACAATTTATTGGAGGTGGAGGAGCAGATGCTAGAGCAGAAGTTGTTGATACTGTAGATGATATTCTTAAGGGTTTCCGTGTAGTTGATTCTGGTGATGGTTATTTTGTGGGGGATAGATTAGATTTCGTTGATGGGGGTACGGGAGGAGAAGGTGCCGCCGCTACGGTAGGAACTATTATTCCTACAGGAAAAGCTCAAAAAAATGATAATACTGTCCAAGGTGGTTCGACCGAACAAATCAGTTCAAATAATATTAATAAAGCTATATTTTCAAATTCTTCCTTTAGATTTACCGCAGGAATTAAAGAAAATTCTGGTGAAGTTTTTGATGTATCGGGACCATTTTTTACTTCACAATTTTTCCAAGTCGGTGATCTTATCCGAAGACAGGCAAAACTTGATAGTACTAGAGTTTTTACCGAAACAGGTATAGGAATTACCTTAACACAATCTGGTACTACTATTACTCTTTCCGGCCCAATTACAGAAGAAGAAACAAAAACTGTTATAGGTGGAAAACTTACTTATGCAAATGGTAATAATACTATTATTGCAGGTAAAGGAAATACAACCACACTTTATACTAAAGATATCCATACAATAGGAAGCGGACAGGATTTTAATATCTATTATGCAGATCAAACTCCAGGTGCTCCTAGCGCGACGGTTGTGGGTGCTAATAATGATCTTGTTTTATATACTCTTAATTCAATGCATATTGATGAATTAGGAAAGAAATATATAACTAATTTTTCAAATAATGATACTGTTATTTTATATGATACCTCACGTAATGTACTTTGGGGACCATTAAATTCTAATGGTAGTGATGCAGCATTAACTCATACAGGATTTACTTTTGATATAGGTAATACTCCTTCAAATGTTGAAGGCATTCAGGTTGTTATAGGAGATGCTTTTGCAGAGGGAGGTGGTTATGTTCAAAATCAAGTCAATACAACTTTTAATGTAGCTCCTGTATTAACTTATACTGAACATGAATTTGGTGCTATTGAGACTTTAGCAATTACTAATGGTGGTACCGGTTATAAACGATTACCTATAATTACAGTTGCTAATAACTTTATGATAGGATTGTCAAATTCGTTGGAGCATACAGGCGATATGAATGCCTTGCTCAATGTTAATTTACATTCTTACAGTACGGGAACAGTAACACAAGTAGGACAGGTACTCACATTAAGTGGAGGAACATTTCCTGATGCCAATTCAAACCCATTACATATAACATATGCTAATGGATTTGAAGACTATGTTGTTTCTGTAATTAGTTCTACTTCATTAGAAATGGAAACAGGTACAAGTGTTTCTGCCCCAGAATCATATACTCTTACGTATGGTGCGATTGCAAATAATTTTGCAGCTAATGAAATTATTTATACTGATAATTATGAGTCAAGAGGAATAGTATTAGATTGGTTTGACGAGCCCGGAAAACAAACTTATCCTAGGTCTGTAGGTACTGAAAATGAAGGAACATATGTAGAAAAGCCTGGTCAAACAGGTTATATGAGAAGGAATATTGTAAATGGAAATACTACTCTAAGAGTAGATATGTTAACTATTTCAGATTTTACAGGAGTATATTCTTATTTCTTAGAGGAGGGTCCACCAACCGCATCAGGATATAATGATAGATTAGTTTTTGAGGATGGTAGTCGTATTTATCCAGAGGATTCTATAACTTTCATGTTAATGGAAGATGATTTTATTATTTTAAATGAAGATGGAGATCGTACTTTTGGTGAAGATGTTGGAAGTGATCGTATTACAGCATATGATGGGGCAAATTCAATTATATATTCTACTGGAACAATTACACAATCAGGTAATGTTGTTACAGGAATTTCTGGAGAAACAATTTTTCCTAATGAATTAATACGAGGAACTCTTACGTATGCTAATAATCTGACAACAACTATAACAGGACATACTAATGCTACATCAATCACAGTAGAAGATTCTCAAACTATAGGTTCGGCAGAAGTATATTCCATTTCATATAACCCTGCAGCAACTTATGGTGATAATAGTAGTGTAACAGCTGTTGCAACTGGAACAGGTTTTAGAACAGTAATAGTAACAGAAGAAGCACATACAAAAACAAAAGCTAATAAAATTAAAATTGAAGGTGCTACTGATAAAATATTCAATGGAATTTTTCCTGCTTCTCCTATAGATTCTAATAGTTATAGTTATACAATTTCGGAAGACTTTGACTCAGCGGTAATATCAGGAAGCCTTTCATCAAAATTTGTAAAGACAGCTTACTTAGATACTTCAAATGCTTCCCTTATGGATACCTCATTAAAAGGTAACAATGCGGTAATAGAAGTTTCTAGTATTGCTGCAGGGTCAATTAAATCTGTGGCCATTGAAAATGTTGGAGCGGGATATTCAACTAAACCAAAAGTTTTAGCTGGAGATGGAGATAATAACGCACAAATGACTGCTGTGATAGGAGCCTTTGCTCAATATCCTGGAAAATATTATGGTACACAAGGAAGATTAGACGATGCTCCCAAAATACAAGATAGTAGATATTATCAAAGTTTTTCTTATGTTTTAAAAGCTCCCATTGATACTACAAAATACCGCGCACATGTAGACCGGTTGGTACATCCAGCTGGTATGAAAATGTTTGGTGAGTTAGCAGTAATTCTTAAAGCCTCTGCTGAACTTTTTTCATCTGGATATCATGCAGGAACAGAAGGACGAGACGGCCCCGGTAAGCCGAAGGACGTAGATAATTATGATGACTCAGGATTTGAATTCGGCCGCCCAGATTATTTACATCTTCATACTCCCCGATTTCATCCTATTATTTTGACGCGTCAAGTACTCGTTAATGCAGAAATTCAAACAGATTTTCAGCCACATGTAGAAATTTATACACATGATGTTCCTTATCATGCAATGGATGGAAGAATAGAGCATAGAGGTAATGTAGAAATAAAAAGAGAAGATTTTAGAGATGTTCAACAGATGATACGTTCATCTGCTTCTATGTTAACATATGTAATGGATGAATCTCAAGGAAATGATGAACAATATGAAATAGGTGAAACTGTATACCAAGGTACTTCATATTTTACTAGAGTTAGAGAAGCTACTGTAGCTGGATATAATCATGATTCCAAAACATTAAATCTTATTAATATGATTCCTAATATGGATTTCATATTAGATAAAAGTATTATAGGTTATCTTGGAGGAGCAGATTATGCGATTCTTGAAAATGTTACATTACCTATGGCGGATATTACTGAGTTAGAACATAGTCATGAAACTGGTGATATAATACAAATCACAAGAGCAACTACTGATTATTTTAATGGTGAATTTATAATTCAAACGGTTCCTGACACAAATACCTATACTGTCTTTTTAGGAAGAGGTGATCCTGGCGAAGATGTTGAGGCGGTAGCACAAACTGCTTATGGTGGTAGTTGGTTAAAAGTAGAAACTAAAACATTAGCAAATGTTTGGAGAGTTAGTTCCCAAAATTATGAATCTCCTTTTGAAGGAACTATTACTCAAGAAGATGAACTTATCGATGGTGTAATTTATAATTATGCAATTACATTGGAAGAAGGAGATACCTATTTACTTCCGAAAATACAATTTCCTGAATATGATTCTGGAACAGTTTCCATTGACATGAGTTTCAGTAGTGATCTTCTATTGGAAGACCATATTAATCCAGATACAGGATTACATGAAGATGGATATGTCTTGCATGAAGCACATGGTGGTACAGTAGGAATGGGTCCTACAAGATATATTTCCTTAGAAGATGATACAGAAGGAATTGAATGGAGTTATGAACGAGGTCATCTTGGCCATGAACCTCTTAGTATTCCTTATATGGAAACTCAAGTAACTTTTGATGTATATGAGAATGCCGGATACAGTTTATTCTTGGAAGATGGTTCACATCTTATTGAAGAAGGTGATGAAACATCTAGACCACTATCTAGATTTATAACAGAGGATAGACATCCGGGCTTACATTCTACGGAAGCTGAACATGTTCTAAGACCGGTCGGTGAAATTGAATTTGAATTTAAAGAAAATTTCGGTTGGAACTTTTTGTTGCAAGATGGACACACACGTATAATTTCAGAAAATCCACACGAAACAGAATTATTTCTTACAGAGGAAGATTATTTTAGAACAGAATTTGGAGAAGTTGAATTTGATCTATATGATTCTGTAAATCAGAATTTACTGCTAGAAGATGATGTAACATTTTTTATAGAAGAAGGAGATGAAACTGCTAGTCCATTAGCAAGATTTGTAATACTTGATAACCATCCCGGTTTATTGGCTACTGAGTATGAGCATGGTAAGAGACCACTTGGAGAAGTAGAATTTGATTTATATGAAAAAGCAGGATACAATCTAAAATTAGAAGATGATTCACATTTTATAGAAGAAGGTGATGAGGCTTCTAAATTGTCTCGATTTATATTAGAGAACAAAGAGCCGGGATCACATTCTACTGAAGCTGAACATGTCTTAAGACCATTTGGAGATATTGAATTTGTATTTGATTTGGCACATCCCCCATTTGGTGCACCAGCTACTGAAGCTTTAACTCCGCCGTCTATTTTAGGAGCACTTGAAGGTTGGATACAGTATGAAGATGGTTCGGATCTTGGTTTAGAAGACGGAGGAAATCTTACTTTAGATTCTGACAAGTTACCAAGTGAAGGATCGCTTGATGAAGTTCAATTTAATCTTTATGAAAGTTTGTATGTATTATATACGTTAGAAGACGGTTCACATCTTATTGAAGAAGGTGATGAAACCTCACGACCGTTATCAAGATTTGTAATGGAAAGAGGCCCTGATATGTGGAATGCATACCCTCGGCCTGATGTTCAGATTGATGCTGAAGTACAAGTTGGTTGGAACTTTATGTTGGAAGATGAACATGGTCGTATAAGAAATGAAGGCCTTGAGTGGGGAACCGAAAATGGTTCATTATTACGTACAGAAGCAATTTATGGAAATCGACAAAGAGAAGACAACTATCTATCCGTTCAAAATGTTATTTTTGAGCTAGCTCCAATAGAAGGAATGGCCGCCACTTTTAAAGATGAGTTACGTGAAATTGAAACGCATCATGTTATAGATCGTCCTTATTTCAATTGGCATATTATGACTGAAGATGATGATCATATTGTTTTTGAAGATGCGGATCCAGATATAAATTGGGGACTCGGAACAAAAATGACTGTAGAAGGAATGCTTTATCCGAGAGCATTTTACAGAGGTTCTGATTTACTCATGATAGATAAAGGTGGAATAACCGCTGATAATCCAATGCGTACTTATGAGTTGATGCAGGCAAAGGGACAGATTGTAGGTGGTGATTGGATGAACAGAATAGTAGGACAGCAGATTTTTGGTTGTCAAGTTGGACGGTGTCGAGGAGCTCGTGACAAATATTTAGATGGTGTAAACCACACAGGCGACCCTCTGCAGCGTGGTAGTCTAGGAAAATTTGGTGAAGATCGACAATTAGATGGTGATGCATATAGACAAAATTATGGTGAAGCCGGAAGTATAATTTCAGGACCCGGAAATAATATGAATCATCCTCGCCGTATTGGATATTTTAATCAATATTGGGAATTAATGTCGATACATCATCCAATAATGTTGACAGGCCCCAATTGGTGGAAAGAAGCAAAAACACCTGTAACCATATATCCTACTCCGTTAGTTATGGAAGATGGAGAAGAAATACTTACAGAAGGTGGAGAAACTTTTCTTTTAACTGGGTGGGGATCATCAATACATGTTGTTGCGACTCATTATTCTCCTAATGCGAATACAGCATTACAAGGAATATACGTTGCACAAGATACTAACCGACTTCTTCCACCACGAAATAGCACAATTTCAGCTGTACATCTTCAGCTTGAATCAGCAACTAGTGCAGAGGGACATTATTTTGAATTAGAAGAATTTCCTGGAAGAATTAACTTAAATTATAATGATATATCGATGAAGTCAGCACATTCCGCCTTTACTACATTCGCGGGAATGACTGGAATGATTGAGATGGTCGGAGGTAGTACAACCATAACTGGAACAAATACTTTATTTACATCTCAACTTGTTACAAATGATTTAATTCAAACTCATGCCGAAAGTGTAATTGTAGAAGATGATGAGGGTATAGTTATGGAATCTAATGATAGAATAGAACATGAAGATGTTACTCTTGACGGATTGATAGACTATAGCGATGATGCAACCTTAGGAGCATTAGACAACATTTCGCTGTCTGAAATTAGATGGTTTATTGCAACAGAAGAAACTCAAGGACATCACGGAAATTACCATGTTGGTACTGGTTGGGATCAAGAAGACAAAGTAGATGTTCCGGGCTCTTATTGGCTAGTTGGAGAGAATTCACTTTACGAACAAGAAATAGAATTAGAAATCAATACTCCGGATCCCGGAGGAGTAGGAAATAGAGTAGTAGCTAGTGAAACTGTTTGGTATCAAGAAAACTTAATTTGGGAAGACGGTACTAGAATATTATTAACACAAGCTGCTGAATATAGAGTAGAAGCAATTACGGATGATACGACCTTAACAATTCAAAGGCCGAGTTTTCAAGGAACTGATATAGTACCTTTCTTGAAAGTGGCGTCTGAAATAGAATCGCCAGCTTTAGTTTCTGGTTTACATTCTTTATAACGATGGACTAATATTATTAGTTGTATAAATATAATAAGATTGGACATTTTAAATAATAACATTATAATTCAGAAGGAGCAATAAAATGCCTGCTATAGTAACCAATAAATTTAGGATTCATAATGCCAAACAATTTGTAGAGGCATTTGATGAAGTCTCAGCCACTTCTGGTGATGCTGTTGCGGATCCTACTGGGTTACTGACGACCAATATGTATCTTTTTATTGGTAAAGTAACCCCATGGGCTGATGATACCCAACCCCCAACACCTACCGATTCAGTATCTAATACTGTCTATAATCACTGGCGCGATATGATTGCGGCTAAGAGAATAGGATCGGCTGATGTTAGTCACGTTGTCCCAAGATATAACTGGACTTCAGGACAGAATTATTTTGCATATACACATGCAAATAACACATTATTTGACCAAACATTTTATACAATAACAGCAGATTATAACGTATATAAATGTCTTGCTAATAATAATGCAGGAGGAACTTCTACTACCGAACCTTCGGGAACAGGAACTTCCTTTATCACTACAGGTGATGCATATAAATGGAAATTTATGTACCAAGTTTCAGCTTCAAGAGCTTTGAAATTTGTAACACCAAGTTATATGCCAACTCAGCGTGTACGTAAAGCTAACCTTGCAGTCGCAAATACTACAGATTCTTCACAACAGTATGATGTTGAGATTGCTGCTAATACTTCAGGTAATGGAGCTGTTGAAATAGCTCATGTTACTACCGGCGGAACAAATTATAAGTTCGAAACGGGAGCAGTACAATCAGGATATGTAGAAACCACTACTACCGCTAAAATTGTGGGAGCTGGTTTAGCAACTGATGACCTTGTTGATAGTGATATCTTTTTCACATCAGACGGAGGAAGTGGATCTACGGGTCTTGGCGGAAGAATCACTGCATATGATGCCTCTACTCAAGTAGTAACTTGGACACCCGCACTTGACGGTGCTGTAGTTCCAGCAGACGCAGATGGATATTCTATCGGTCCCGCTGTTACTATTACGGGTGATGGACACGGTGCTAATGTTAGAACTACTAATACTGTATCCGGAGTTATCGGAGATGTAGTTGTTGTAGCAGGAGGAAATAATTATGGAAACGCAGTAGCCACTCTTTCATCAAATGGTGGAGCTGGTGGAGCAATTTCACCTATTATCGGGCCAAGAGGTGGTCACGGTGATGATGCAATTGAAGAACTTGGCGGATTTTTCGTAATGGTTAATAGCCGTTTAGAATATGGAGAATCTGGTAACTTCACTACTAATAACGATTTCCGTAAAATCGGACTTTTGGCACAACCAAATTATGCCAATGGTGATGTTTCTACCGCAACAATTATAGACCAAGCAGTAACATTTACTATACAAACTTGGAATAGTACCGCGTTTGCTGAAGATGAAGTGGTTACCGGTGCACTTTCGGGAGCACAAGGTAGAGTAATTGATTTTAAGGGTAATACTACTATTAGATTAGTAGATGTTACTATGGGATCAAGTACTACCGCAGGATATGATAATATTACAGGATCATTCCGTGCGAATGAAACAATTACAGCGCCAAGTGGAGCTCAAGCTAATACTTCAGCTGTAGTAGGTGGAGATTTGGAAAGGTTTTCTGGAGATGTTCTTTATATTGAGAACCGTTCACCAGTAACAAGAGCGGATGACCAAATAGAAGATGTGAAACTGATAATTGAATTTTAATGAATTTGTGATAATTTAATTAAAATATTATTAATTTAGGAATACTTAAATGCCATTATCTACTAATTTTAATGTTACGCCGTATTATGATGATTATGATGAAGCCAAAGGATATTATCGCATACTTTTTAAGCCAGGTTATGGAATCCAAGCGAGAGAGCTAACCCAATTACAAACTGCTTTACAAAAGCAAATTGAAAGGCTTGGCGCTCATAGTTTTAAAAATGGTAGTAAAGTTCTAGGTGGAGACATAACATTAGATACAGATGTTCATTCTCTTCAACTAGAAATGCAATATCTCGGCACTAATATAAATGCCGCGTCCTTTATAGGAAAAACTATTATAGGTGAAACCTCTAATGCAAGAGGAAGGATTGTAGCGTCTCAGGCACCTACTAATCTTTTACAACCTATTTTAATGTTTCACTATTTAGGTGGTGATATTTTCGTTGACGGCGAAATAATACAAGATGAAGTTGTAGCTCCAGCTGAATCAGAAGTCTATGCAACAACTGTTAGTTTAGACGGCCCCTCCGCTATGTCTAATGCTGTTGCAAACGGCTCTGTTGTTAGTATTGATAATGGCGTTTTCTTTCTTGATGGCCATTTTGTTCTTTGTGTCGCAAATACTCTAATTCTAGATACTGCTAATACCGTACCTTCTGGTAGAATTGGATTAGAAATAGCAGAAACAGTTAAAACAAGTGATGATGATATGTCATTATTAGATCCAGCAGATGGATCTTTTAATTATGCTGCACCTGGTGCAACTCGACTTGATATTGAATTATCTTTGGTTAAAAAAGAACTTAACCTTGCCGATCCAATCGCAGCTGTTGCTGATCCAAATTTTATACAATTATTAAAAATTGTTGATGGAATTAAACATCAGGCAATTGAATATCCTATCTATACCGCAATTGAAAAAACTCTTACTAAAAAAGCACATCAAAAATCAGGTGACTTTACTGTAACACCTTTTGACCTGAAATTGGAAGGAAATAGAGGACTATCAGGATTAACTGCAAATGCAGGTCTTGCTGGAACAAGTGTATATGGAAATAATACACGGTTTACTACAGAATTGAATATAGGAGATAAAATTTATCTTGGTTCTAATGTTACAACAGCTGAAGTTAGTACAATAGCAAATAATTCAAGATTAACAGTTACTTCTACACTTGATGCCGGAACAGAAGGATTAAAAATTTATAATGAATCTGAAATTCAAGCAGGAATAAGTTCAGGAAAAGCACAAATTGATGGTTATGAATATGAGAGTGTTTCTACTGAATTTCTTGATATTGACAAAGGACGAGATTTTGATATAGATTCTGGTTATAGTATAGGAGCCGAAATAGGAAATTATGTTGTAATTGATAATATGAATAAATTTTTAGATGTAGGAACACACGAAATACTTCATTTACATAATGTAAAAGCTGCGAATATTAATGTAACAACTAATACAGAATATTTAGCAACCCAAACCGGTACCGCAAGAGTTCGTGGTTTAAAATGGGATTCCGTTTCAGGAAATACTGCATATCCAGATTCCAATCATTCAAATTATAGAGCATATCTTTATGATATTGATACTTCAAATTCTGTAGCGGGTACGGTTGGTGCAGCGATTGCGAATACAACCCATGTCAAATTAAATACCTCAGAGACTTCTTATGTAAATACTACTTATGTAGGGTCAACTATTACTGTTAATACTGTTAATGGTGTTGATAATACTAGTGATCTTAGATCAATAGATGAATATATTTCAAATTCTACAGGACATTGGGCTACTGTTAATACAGCTCTTTCTCAAGCGACTATTGCGAATAGTACTTATGATGTATCATTTGATATTTCAGATACTAAATCCATAACGGTTGCAGAATATTCAATAGCTCTTCCAGGTGCTACTGCTACTATAAATTCTTATGCTGATATTGCAACCACAGGAAAAGTTGGTGGAGTTGATACTGGAAAATGTTTATTAAATGATTCAAATATAAATTCTTTAGTTTACTCTTTGCCACAAAGTCCCGTTAAAGCAACGGTGATAACGGCAAATACGGTAAACTATATGTTTAAACTAGTCCAAACAAATCTTACTTCTGATGCCGCAGGTAAATTTACAATAACTTTATCAAATCCGGCTTACGAATTTCTTCCTACATCCGGAACATTAACTCATACTCAAGCACGAGAAGGATATATTGTAGTTGTTAAGGAAGCTGATGCAGGAGGAGCAACTACCGCACAAACATTTGTTAATGCAGTAGCATCAGGATCTTCTCTTCCGAATGCCGATGCGGCAATAGCAAGAGATTTAATTGATGGTGAATGGTTAGACCTTGGAGCTATAGCCGATGATGCCGCTTCTATTAGACCCGTTGCTGTTTCTGGAGATAAACACACATTAGAAATACATTGTAATACTTCTTCTGCATTTACTGCAGATATTATATATTGTGCTTCAAGTTCTACAACAAGAAAAGAGCCGGGGCCCAGGACAAAATCTTTAGTATCAGGTAATGGTTCTCATTTAGGTTCTTATGCCGCAGGACTTCCTGTAACAGATTTAAATAGTGGACAATTTTATTTCACAGCCCCCAATTTAACACAAACAGCTACAGATGAACTTGTTGTTTCAGACGCATTTAATTTAGTAAAAGTTGTTGATTCTGGAGTAGAATCTATTCCAGTAACAAATTCAATGATGACTTTATCTGCACATGATATTACTCACATGTACGAATTTGATACAGGTCAAAGAGATGGTTTTTATGATCATGCAAATATTAAATTGAAAGCTGGTTATCCTGGCCCTTCAGGACAAATGGTATGTGTAGTTGATTACTTTGAATGGGATGGAGCAGTGGGATATCATTCGGTAGATTCTTATCCTACAGCTGGACAATGGAATCAAAAAGATGATGCAAGCGCAAAAGTGTTTGATTATACAACAATACCTGAATTTACTAGTACTACATCGGGTGAAACATTTAAACTAAGAGACTGTATAGATTTAAGACCCCGAAGAGAAAATGAATCTAATGATTTTAGAGCAAATACTGCTGCACTTGAAGCAATACCAACCCCCATACCAAGTGGTACCTTGATTGGTGATGTACAGTATTATCTTCCCAGAGTAGATAAAATCACATTAACTAAAGATCGAAAATACAAAATTTTAAAAGGTACACCTTCATTAAATCCTGTGACTCCACCAGATGATGAAGATTCAATGACATTGTATTCATTGGAAGTTCCAGCATATACTTTTAGTCTTTCTGATGTCATTACACGATATGTTGATAATAAACCATTTTCTATGCGTGATATTGGAAAATTGGAGAAACGAATTGAAAGATTGGAATATTGTACCTCATTATCTTTATTAGAAAAAGAAACTGCAGCAAGGAGTTTTTCTACTAGTCAAGGAATTGCATTTAAAAATGGAATATTAATAGATTCATTTAGTGGTCATTCTGTTGGAGATGTTTTAAATGATGATTATAATATTTCAATAGAATATGCGTCTAAGGAAATGAGACCAGGATATTATTATGATAATCATAAATTTACGTATGATATATCATATAGTAATAACGTGACAAAAACTGGAGATTTAATTACTCTTCCTTATAGTGATGTAGATTTTATACAACAACCTATGTCTAGTAATACCGTTGTGGCAAATCCTTTTAATATTGTTACCTTTGTAGGAAATTTAAAAACATATCCATCATCAGATGTTTGGTTTTCTCAAAATGCTAGACCCGAGATTGTAACAAATTTAGAAGGACAACATGATAATTGGAAATTAAGTGAAGGAAGAAAAGGTTTTGGTTCACAATTCAATGATTGGGAGACAAATTGGAAAGGTATAGAAAAAACTGAATCTCCTGTTCTAGGAACAGAGTCTAGAGGAAAGACTTATGAAGAAAAAAGGATGACCGCAGAATTAGATGATTCTAAAACACGAATAGGTATACAACCTACACCACCAGATGCTATTCTTAAAACTGTAGGAAAGAAAGTTGTTGATACTACAGTTAGACCTTATATAAATGGACAAAGAATACAATTTATGGCAAAAGGATTACGTCCTCTTACAAATGTATATGCATTTTTTGGTTCAACTAATGTTGGAGTAGGTACGCGACCTGCAACATCACTCCTTCTAGGAAGTATAGATGGTGCATTTGAAGTAGGGGAAACACTTGTTGATACAGCAAATAATCATTGTACAGTTTTAATGACAACAGATGTTGTTGATAATGTAGCTACAGTTTTGATTTCTAATGTATCAGGTAACGTATCTTCTACTACAGCAAGTCCTTATGGTGCAGCAAATGGAATGACTATTGGACTAAGAGAAATAATGGAGGATGATATTGGAGATGTAACTCACGTATTTGCTACAGGAAATACGATTACGGGTGGGATAAGTGCAGCGACTGCAACTATTACTCTTGCTTCAAAATATTCTCTTGGTGCAGCTAATGGTATTATGAGAACGGATAAAAATGGACAGATGGCTGGAGAAGTATTCTTAAATGATGGTGTATTTAGAACAGGAGATAATCTTCTTAGAATTACAGATAGTAGTTTAGACAATGTTGCAGCTACTGTCGCAGTAGCTGAAACAAAATGGCCAGCTAAAGGGGTATTAGATTCTCATTCAGCAGAATATGTTTCTACAAGAGAGGCAATCATTCGTAGAGAAACAGCAAATGAAGAAAAACTTTTCACCGATACTACTGTTCGAGAAACAGAAAAAACGAATTGGTTAAATCCCATAGCACAAACATTTTTTGTAGATCCACAGAATTTTCCAAAAGGATTATTTATAAGAAGCGTTGATTTATTTTTCGCTGCAAAAGACATATATTTACCTGTAACTGTACAAGTACGACCGGTTGTTAATGGATTTCCAAGTTCTTCTAAAATATTACCATTTAGTGAAGTAACCTTAACTCCAGAATTTGTTAATATTAATGCAATAGCAAATTCAGCAGATTCTTTGACTTATACAACATTTACATTTGAATCTCCAGTTTATTTGGCACCAAATGAGTATTCTCTTGTAATAGGAACAAATAGTACAGATTACAAATTACACTTAGCGGAAGAAGGTTTTACTGCAATTGGAACAGATGATACTAAAATTTCTAAACCGAGTTTTATAGGTTCACTTTATAGACCACAAAATTCAGGATGGTGGGGAACTAATCTAGATGAATATTTAACATTTAGGATGAAGCGTGCAGATTTTACAATAGGTACTGGTGGAAATACTAATTTCGCAAAAATGATTGTACATTGTAATGGTGCTTATGGAAATACAGCAAATGTAGAAATGGATTATTTTAATGTTGGTACTTCAACATTAGATTTTAGTGATACAGAATCAACTTGGAAATACGTTGCTTCTAATAATTCTTTTACTATGAACGATGTTCTAGAAGCTACTGCAACTTGGACTGAATTTACTCCTAATAAAAATCATAAATTGATAGACAGAAAGAGACTTGTTGCTACCTCTAATGGTACATTTAGAGTAAGAACGGAAATGATATCAGCAAATTCTCATGTTTCTCCTACAGTAGACCTTGATAGATTAAATGTAACTTCTGTACATAATATCATTGATAATGGAGAGTTATCAAATGAAGATATAACAGTAATGACTCGAGGATCAGGATACGAAAATGTAGAACCACAATTTGTTACTGCAGTATTGAGTGGTGGTGGAACGGAAGATGTTGCTTCATTAAATGTACATGTTTCTGTATCAATGAATGTAAATTCAAATTCAACTACAGTATCTAGTGGAAATACTTCATATACTGTTGATGCTGGAAATCCCGGACAATTTATTGTGGGTGAAGCAGTAATGGCGAATACGGCAGCAGATGTTAATGCAAATAATAGTGGTATCTACGGAGTTATAGATTCTATAACATATTTAGATGGAGATTCTGGAGCAAATACTGCTACTGTTACTATTAAAACGAGTGCGAATAATCAAGGAGTTTTTGGTAATGGTATATTAATTTGGGCTAATCCAAATGCACAGACAAATGCAGCGACAGGATTAGAGACATCATGTAGTAATACTAAGATGCAAGTATTGATATCAAATGGTTATGTTTCAAATGTTGTAGTAGTTGATACAGGAACAGGATATACAAAAAATCCATCAATTAGCATTTCAGGATTAACTCCTGTTACGGGATCTATTAATGCCGCAGTACAATGTACAGGAGAGGAAAGAAATAGTGGAGGCCCAATGCTTTCTAAATATATTTCTCGGAGGGTAACACTTAAAGATGGATTTGATGCTTCTGACATGAAAGTAGTATTAAGTGCTTATAAGCCAAAAGGTACTGATATTCATGTTTATTTCAAACCTCAAGCAGCTTCAGATCCAGAAAAATTTGATTTAAAAAATTATATATTGATGGAACAAGAGACAAGTCCAGGAACCTTCTCTAAGGGTAAAAACGATTTTCAAGAATTTGTTTATAAAACAACAAATGAAAACTCAAATTATACCTCAGATAATGCACTATATGAAACGTTCAAAACCTTTTCAATAAAAGTTGCATTTGTGGCCAATACCACTTATGATATGCCAAGAGTAAAAGACTTAAGGGCAATAGCATTAGATTAAAAACATGGGAAAACAAATACAAACTGATGATCCAAGATTTGTTAGAGATATTGAATCCAGAGCTTTATTGAATACAGATCATAATGCTTTACAGCAACATAGACAAGAACGTGCATATTTTGAGAACCAACGGAGAGACATAAATATAATGAAAGATCAAATAAAACATTTAACAAAAGTAACTGAAGAAATGTTAGAAATAAAAACCCTTCTTAGGAATTTTCAATGACTGCAAATGTTGAACTAACGGACACTTTTGGAGCTTTTAGAACTAAAAGTAATGAACTTGTAGCAATGACTCATGATGGAATGAATAACTTCATCAAGGTATTGGATACTACAGATTCAACAAGTAATGTTACTGGTTCGATTATTACTGCAGGAGGTATTGGAGTAGCTGGAAGTGGAACTATCGGTGGAAATCTTAATGTTCATGGAAATCTTCATGCAAATGGAAATATCACTTCAGATGGAAGTCTAACTTTTGGTGATGCTGATACAGACAATGTTATATTTGGCGCTGATGTAAATTCACATATAATACCAAATACAGATGATACTTATGATTTAGGTTCAACTACACAAAGGTGGAAAGATTTATATGTAGATGGTACTGCTTATGTTGATGATGCAGTTCTTGATGGCACTACGATTACTGCATCCGGTGACCAAATTAATTATAATAATATTACCACATTAGGAACAGCAGAAGTAAGTAAGACTGTTACAAGTGATGCGTCCGGTAATGTTACTTTTGTAGATGGTACAAATAATATTGATATAGCTTCTCATGATGGTACAAACGGATTAAAACTAGGTGGAACATTAGTAACTTCATCTGCTACAGAACTTAATTACAATAATATTACCACATTAGGAACAGCAGAAGTAAGTAAGACTGTTACAAGTGATGGAGCTGGTAATGTTACTTTTGTAAACAGCACAAATGATATCGACATTGCATCACATGATGGTACAAATGGATTAAAACTGGGTGGAACACTAGTTACAAAAACAGCTGCTCAGATTAACTCTGCCGCAACAGATGAATCGGCAACAGCTGTTGCCGTTTCAATGGCAATAGCATTAGGATAATTTCGTTTAAAAGAAATATAAATATAGGTACAACAACTTATGTCACAAGCAAGAAATATCGCTAATTTTGGTGTACATACAACTACTCCTGATGGTGCAGTGACATTCCTAGATGGTGCAACGGATGTAGATATTGCTCAACACGATGGTACAAACGGATTAAAACTGGGTGGAACACTAGTTACAAAAACTGCCGCCGAAATTAATACTGCAGCAACAAATGAGGAAGCGACAGCAGTTGCCGTTTCAATGGCAATAGCATTAGGATAATAAAGGATTAAAAAATGGCAAATTCATTTAAAAGAAAAAAGACAGCGGGAATTGGAACTAGTTTTGCATTGATAGACAGTTATACTGTTGCTGGATCGACAGAAGTTACTGTAATTGGATTAACTATAGCAAATGTTACATCCAGTCCTATTTTAGCTGATGTATCATTACATGATGGTTCCAATTATTTCTCTGTCGTAAAAGAAGCTCCTATTCCAAGTGGTGGGTCATTAGTTGTTGTCGGAGGAGATCAAAAACTTGTAATGGAAACAGGTGATAGTATGCAAGTTAAATCTGATACCGCATCATCTATAGATGCAATAATGAGTATTTTGGAGATAACATAATATGTCAATGATAGGTAGACAGCCAGCACGAG